CGATCAAGATCGTCGATGCCTTGCATCCGTCCTTTGTAGTAGATCTCTTGTGCATCGAGATCCAATTCCTCCCTGATGCAATGGCCTAGCATCTTGTTGATGTAGTCCAGTTGCATATCTGCCGATTCTAAGAATCCATTCTTGATGTCCTTCCGAACATCGTTTATGAATCCTCTGGCTGTTATTAGCGTTCTTTCTGTGTATTTCATGTTATTTAGTGTTAGTGAAAATGCCATTAAAGACCCTGCACTCCTAGCTGTGCAAGCTTTTTCTTAACTTTCTGCCAGTATTTATCCGTAGCTGCCTTCTTGTAGCCGTTCGGACCTCCGTTGTGAATCCTTGCTATGTCCTCATAGGTAGGAGTCCTGCCTAGTCTACGCTCTGTAGCGTACCGTGCCATGTACGCTCTTACGATTTGCTTTGCAGTAGCAGGGTCGAACGCATCTTCATGCACCCAGTCCTGCCTTGCGTACTCTGAAGCGTCCTGCACGTACCCTGCATGGAGTTGCAGGCATCCGTAAGCCAAGCCATTGTCGCCAATGGCGTTAGGATCTCCGCTCGATTCGACAGCTATCAGTGCCGTCAGTAGTATTATCCAGTCAATCATTGCTTTTTTATTTCCTTTCTACATTTTTACTGCCTGAACATGATACCGTGACACCAAGTCAGCAGTGTCTAAGTCTCTGTTGGCCTTGTTGCCAGCTACGTACTCGCACCACGTATCCCACCAGTACTCGCTACCTTTTTCCTGGCAGAACGTCACGTAGTGTACGATCTTCTTGCGCTTAGTCTCTGGCTTTAATCCTTTAGACAGGCTTACGAAAGCTGGACCCTTTCCTAGTCTCTTAAGGTTGTGGCTATCGAGACACGCCACGTTAAACCCTAGCATCTGCGCCACGAATGACGCCTTAACTAAGCCTAAGTTAGGCACCTTTAGTAGGATTTCTATCGCATCGCATATCGCTGTGATGTCATCATCTGGACACTCTCGCAACGCGACTAGCTTGCTCCAAATCCTTTCCTTGTGTTTTAATGAGTAAAGCCAGCCGTTGCGCTTGTTTCCCCACAGGAATCTTGAGGACTCGCCTTGCAACGCAATATCCTTGCGTTGAAGCTTGATCGTGCTGAGTCCAGCTTGAATCGAGCATAGGGTAAACTCGATCACGTCTACTAATCCCGCTGGACTAGCTAGAGCGTGATGTTCTATTTCTTTACAATCTCGTTGATACATTCGACGTCCTTTCTTGTTTCTTCGTATAACTTATTTCGCATCCGGTCGGCGGTCTCGACGGCATCGTCGCGATCGCTGGCGAAATAGTCGGAACCGACCTGGCGTTCTCCGTCTAAATACAGGCGGACAACCCATCCGCCGTAGGCGTTTGGTTTTATTGTTGTTTTGATATAAACATAGTTATCTTTCATGCGTTACCTTTCTACTATTTTTAGATCTCTATTCGTTTTAATGTTACCTTCTCGATTGAGAATTGCCAGGGTGACCTTGTCTTCCATATCCAAGAAGGCGTCAATAACTTTTTGAAGCTCTTCTATGTGAGCTTTCAGCATTTCGTTTTCCTTTTCAAGCTCCGCGATTCTATCCTCTCGGAGCCACAGCTTGCAATCCGCTGCATCAAGCTGATCTCTCAGCTTGAGGAGCATTCTTTTTTCTTCGCTTACGTCCATCACGCTTGAGTAACCTTTCTAAGCTTGTCGTAGCGTATCGTTACTTTGCCTTGCGTGTCTCTTATAGAGCAAGGCTTTCCATCGTAAGGGGAAAAGAAATCATTCACTATGAAATCTTTCCCCGCTTTCCAGTCGGCTATTGCCGCTTTCGCGCTTTTATAGTCGCGTCCGTATGCTGGTGTTACTGTCATTTTGTTTTCCTTTTGTTTATTGTTATTGTTTATAGGTAAACGGTTGCAACCTAAGCGAAACAATCAAGTCTCGCTCGGTTGCAATTATTACCTATTGGCAAAAGTCAAGTTCCGCTACTGCCTTTCGCTCTACTTTTTAAAGTGTCTTCGCGTAATTTCTAACAGTGAATCTCTCTTCGATTCGAGAACTTAACACTAGTAACAACAGCTTTGAAGTTCACTCTCTGCTTTGTTTTCTAGCGGGACGTTAGTATTACTCTGGTTTCCCTTGTATCTCGTTCTAGTAGAGAACTAACCTCCACAAGTGGAGTCGTACTGCCGTTTACCAGTCAAACAAGCAAAGCGCTTTCTCTAAATTTTACGTTTCCTTGGGTACTTCCCAAGATAGACTCCTTCGCTTTCCTAGACACTAGGCGCGCTTGGCTAATCCCGTAAAATTCAAAGAACGCCAAAGAGAGAGCAAATTTGGTTTAAAAGGTAAAGAATTATTTTCACTTTTTCCCCAATAAATCCATAAACCATTGAATAAAAGGGATTTGCAAAGGAAATTTTTTTCACTCATTACCGGAAATCACGTTGCAAGGGTTTTAAGTAGATGCTACAATACGAGCGGAGCGAAGTAATAAGGCTAAAAGATGCCAGCAAGGGATCAAATTTGCCTTAATGCAAGTAACTTGCAATTCAACCCTAAGTTGATTGAATAAATTCAACCCTAGGTTGAAAAATCGTTTTTAATCTTTTTGAATAGCCTGACAAGGGTAAAGAGGGAAAATGCGTTTCAAGGCCACTAGAGAGCCTAAAAAGGGGTTTCAATGGTATCCGCTAAATAGGCTTGGAAATAAATCAGCAAAGCGAAAAAAAGATATTGACGAAATCGAAAGCTTTCTATATTTGCAACGCAAATGCAAATTACTTGCAATAAAATTTAATGCAACTTACTTGCAATAAGGGGAGGAGGGGGTTGAATAGCGACTCGCGTCGCACGTGTATTATCATAAACTGCCCCTTTAAAAATTGTTGAACTCAAGGGTTTTTACAAGTGTGCCAAGTGTGCCAAGTGTAAACTGTTTTTTGTACTTTACTTGGCGTCAGTGCATATAGATAATTAGTAAAGTAAAATTTGGACTTGACTTTACGCAAATAGTTTGCGATAAGAGTACGTGCAAGAAGATCATCCAGATCAGACACAGAGGTTAATTAAGGAAGAGCTTTTGTCTGATATAGACATTAAGATTAAGGAATTTGTAAAGAGTTCTGAGCTTGATGGTGTAAAGGCATTAGAGAAGTACGATCCTGAGAAGGCTGCTAAGATACTGTTTTTGAGTGCTAGTGGCAAGACTCAGACTCAATTAGTACGCAAGTACGGATTTAAGAGGGATACTATTGTTAGGGTACTGGCTACTTATGCGGATCATCTAGGCAAGTGGAGAGAGCTTGGTGGTCAGTTAGCTTCTTATTCTTATTTGAACATTAGTTCCTTAGAGGAGGACATGGTACAGAAGGTACGAGAAGACATGGAGTCAGGTGAACTTAAGCCTACATTTAAGGACATTAAGGATATTAGTATAGCTAAGGCTAATTCAGCTAGGGAGGCTTTGTTGGCTAGGGGAGAAGCTACAAGTATTAACAGGGAGGAGAAGGTTTACACTGACGAGGACTACAAGGAGCTAATGGAGAGGGCTAGAAACAAGATGAAAGAAGCTCAGGTAATAGATTTAGAAGATGAACGGTAAAGGCAATAGAAACAGGACTACTAATTGGGATAAGTTTTACGATGGGTACAATAGGATATTCCGTCCTAAGGAACCTTTTTACACGGACATCAAGAAGTACGAAAGTAGATTTAGAGGGGGAAACATAGATTCGACTCAGGGGCAAGCTTCTGAAGACGTGGGTGCGAATCCCACTTCCTCCACCATTGAAACAAAACCTTTTAAGGCTGACCCTATTAGGCACGATATAAGGCGAGTTATTTAATGAATCAGAACCTTGAATTAGTTCAGAAGTCCTTAGATACCATTACTCCAGGGTGGAAAACTGTTTTAGTTGCTACCGTTACGGAGAATGGTTTCGAGTACGATGTTTTTAACAAGATGGAAGAAGAGTACTTCCAAGAGAACCTAGCTATTTTATTGGCCTTAGTTGCCAAGAAGTCCTTACAAGAGCTAGAGAGAATAGACTGGGCGAGCAATTAAATTTACTGAACATCCTTTACTAGTTCCTCCTACAGCAGAGGAAATTATCTGGCTGTACGAGAACGATCTTAACCTGCTTAAGGAGCTACATAAGGCTCATGAGAGTAGGATTAAGGCATCTGAGGACGATCCTATTCGTCATGGCTTCAACTTGCCTGGATGGGAGCGTATAAAGGAAGGGTTAAAGGAGTACAACGAGTGCTTGGTCCTTGGTGGGAACAGATCTGGTAAAACTACAGGGTTCGCTAAGATTGTCATGGAGGCAGTGACTGAGAGCAACGATGGTCACTTAGTGTGCTTTAGTCAGAACGAGGATACTTCCATTAAGGTGCAGCAAGCAGCGATATGGGAGATGATGCCCAAGGAGTTCAAGAAGAAGACTAAGAGTATCGAGGGATACATAAATTACAGTATGCAGAACGGGTTCACTGCTAAGAGCTTTATCTTTCCTGATACCCGTACCCGTGTAGATTTCAAGACTTATACTCAGTTCAGCAACAACCAGACTATCCTTGAAGGTTTTGAGTTCGGTTTCCCTGATCCAGTTGGCCTGAATATAGGGGCTTGGCTAGACGAGTACCTTGGAGACGCTACGCTAGTAAATACCCTTAGGTTCCGACTAGCTACTAGGGATGCCAAGATGGGCATAGGCTTTACTCCGATTGATGGCTATACTCCCTTTGTGGCAGAGTACTTAAAGGACGTACAGACGTTACAGACTCGTTATGGTTCCTTGATAGATAAAGACGTTCCTATCAAGCAGTACAGTCCATCTAGGGATGCTTCAGTGGTTTATCTGCACTCGGACGAGAACCCCTTTGGAGGTTACGAGCGTATTGCTAAGGATCTTAGGGGCAGACCAGAGGAAGAGATACTTGTTCGTGCTTACGGGATACCAGTAAAGAGCATGACTTCTTTGCTGCCGTTGTTTAACACAGAGGTAAATGTTTTAAACGATGAGCCGAACAAGTACGGGATGTCCTTCCCTGACATATCTGACAAGCACAGGTACACTTGTTATCAGGTAGTTGACCCAGCGGGAGCCAGGAATTACGTAGCGTTATGGGCAGGAGTAAATGAGAAAGGTGATGTGTACATCCGTAAAGAATGGCCTGACAGGGATTATTACGGAGAATGGGCGATATTCGGAGATCCTAAGTGGCGTTACGGCCCTGCATCGAAGAAGATAGGGTACAACGTACAGGGGTACGTGGACTTATTTACAGAAATTGAGGAAGATCTTGGTATAGAAGTATTCGAGCGGATAGGGGATAGTAGGTACTTTGCTAAGGAGAACTCTGATAACGATGACTTGTTTACTGAGTTCGATGATTGTGGAATGACCTTTATTCCGTCAGATGGCAGAATGGAAGAGATAGGAATTAGTGCAATAGACGAGTGGTTCAGCTACAACCCCAATGTACCTATAGATTCAGCTAATCGCCCCAGGTGCTACATTCACCAAGACTGCGGAAACTTAATAGACTCTTTAATTAACTATAACGCTTCTGGCAAGGCAGATGAACCATTGAAGGACTTCTTTGACGTTATTCGATATTTGCGAATGGCGAATGGAGGAGACGGTCCAGACCACGTACTTTCTAGAAGCATGATGACAACACGCTCAGGATTAGGATATTGATTATGGCTAAAGTAAAATTAACTAAACTGGCAACTCAGTTTGCTAAAGACTTCGATTCATTTCTTGAACTGGCTAAAAGCAAGCTATCTGCTGATATGCTTACTGGCAAAGGAAAGAATACTTGGGTGGACGAAGAAGGTCAAAAAATACTAATTGACTGTATGTTCGTTGAGGAGATTGTTCCTAAGCATTACAAAGGCAAGGTATTAGCTGAAGCTCCTAATCCTAGCTACGTGTTTGCTTACATAGATGAAATTAAGATGAAGGTCCCAGTTGTTATTGCCAGGAAGCACAAAGGGAAAATGAAGGGCAAAACAATAACGATTGAGATGATAGAAGATGTTAGAGGACGAAGCTATAGATACGTTGCGTAATATGGTTCTTGACCAAGATTTTATAGATGAGCAAGTAGATAGACTGCTTGCTTGGGAAATTTTTGTACGCACTGTTAGAGGCGAAGACCAACAAGACATACCACCATCAGAATTGTGTGATAGAATAGGTGTACACAAGTGGTACATTAGCCATCTTCTAGAAGACATTAAAAGCAGATTTTATGCAAAGTGATTCAGTTTCAGAGTCACTAACCTACGTTAGTGCTGAACCAGATATAGAGTCCCTTCGTTATGCCTACGACCAATCAGTGGTTGAGCTTGAAGCGTACTTTGATCTGTGCAGAGAAAGTTATGATGAACGCCGTAATTGGTGGCCTGGAAAGAGCAGAGATCTTCGTAAGCACGGTGCTGACGCTTTCCCGTGGGAAGGAGCATCTGACATGGAAAGCCATGTTATTGATGAGCGAATCACTCGCCTTGTATCCCTCTTTATGGCTTCTTTGTCTAGGGCTAACATTAGGGCTTTCCCAGTAGAGGTTCAGGATGTAGGCAGGGCTAAGATAGTTTCTAACTTCCTTAAGTGGATGATTTCCTCTAAGTACATTTCCCGTTTTAATAAAGAAATGGAGCTAGGGGCTAATTACTTATTAGAGCGTGGATTGCTTATCAGCTACGTAGGTTGGCACTCAGAGGACAGGAAGTTCCTTCAGAGGCTAGACCTTAACCAGATTGCCCAAGTTAGCCCTCAGTTAGCAGAGATGATTCTTTCTGGGCAGAACGAAGATCAGATGGTATCTATGCTGCAACGCACGTTTGATGGCGTTACAGTTAAACGAGCAAAGAAGGCACTAGCTGAACTAGCGGATGTTGGATCTGCTGAGTTGCCAGTTGTTCGCCGCCAGGTAAATGCTCCAGAGGTAAAGACATTAGCTCCCGATGGGGACTTTATTTTCCCTCCGTATGTTACAGATCCACAGCGAGCGCCTTACTGTTTTTGGAAGACGTACTACACTGCTCAGGAGCTAGAGAATAAAGTATCTACGGATGGGTGGAATGAGGATTTTGTTGATTTGGTTATAGACAAATACCGTGGGGTAAACATAGACTCCATTGAGCGCGAGCAGGAAGGCCGTAGATCACTAAGCCTTACCGACAACGCTTACGAAGCTGAAGAGCTAATAGAAATAGTTTACGGATTTCAACGTCTAGTTGATAAGGAGGACGGCTCCGAAGGAATATACTGCACAGTATTCCACAAGGAGTTCAGTGGCAATGGTGACGTACCTGGGTACGCGAAGTTCGAGTTGCTTAACGGCTACGAGGATTACCCAGTAGTAGTTACTAAGCTATCTGAAGACAGCAAGCGACTGTACGACACGATGACTATCCCAAGTCTACTC